GTTTATCAATTCCGACGAGGATTTGTCGGAGTGGTTCAAGGTACACGACCACAACCACACGATCGACTGCTTGCTGACACATTCTGAAATCAAAGCGTTGTCCGGCGATACAAAGTCGCTTGACGGACACCGTGCATATTTGGGAATCGTCGACGAGTATCACGCCCACAAGACAAATCAGATGTATAAACTGCTTGAGGGCGGTATCAAGAAACTCAAGTCCGCTCTGATTTCAGTCATCACGACGGCGGGATTCGATTTGAAATCGCCTTGCTATAAATTATACGAATACTGTTGCAACCTGTTGAAAGGTGTCTTTGAAAACGATGCTCAATTCGTCTACATCGCACAGATGGACGAAAATGATGACAGGTACAATCCGGAAAACTGGATAAAAGCGAATCCAATCCTTGAATTTGACAGGGATGCACTCGAAAACCTCGTACCGATTGCACATACTGCCCGTGACATGGGCGGTGAAGATTTGCGAGATTTCCTCGTAAAGCAGTTGAATATGTGGATGCAGTGGTCAAATTCGCTTTATATCAAGGACATTGCAAAGTGGAAAGCATGTGCAGTTCTGAAATCACTCAAGGATTTCAAGGGTTCAAAGTGCTATGTCGGCGTTGACTTGTCATCCGGTGGCGACTTGACATCAATCGCAATCGTCATCCCGTATATGGTGGACGGCGTGAAAAAGTATTTTATTCACACACATTCGTTCATTCCATCCTCAAGAGTGGATGAACACATCAAAACGGACAAAGTACCGTATGACGTATGGATTGAAAAAGGTCTCGTGACAGTGACCGAGACACTGGGAGGCATCAAAACAGATTACAAATACATCATCAAATACCTTGAGGATTTGATAAAAGAATACAACCTCAAACCGCAGTTGATTTGTTACGACCCGCACAATGCGTCGGCGTTCTTGTCTGACCTTGAGGCACTGGGATTCGATTCCGTATCAGTACCGCAGACAGCAAAAGAGTTGAACGATGCGACCGTGGATTTCAGACTTGAGATTTTGGCGGGCAATGTGGAAATTGAGGGCGTTGAGGTAGGAAAAGACGGTCACAAGATTGTTGTTCCGGTGGATGGCTTGCTGACATGGTCAGTCGCAAACGCAAAGACCATTTCAAACAATTACGGTGAAATCAAGATTGACAAGGACATCACCACGGAACGAATCGACCCGATTGACGCTATCATCGACGCATGGAAAGCAGCAATGAAAGAGGAGTACAAGCCGGATGTCAATGAATCAGTCAATGACTGGCTTGAACAATTTGCAAAATATATGCAGAAAGGCGGTGAGAAATAAATGAATCCATTTCAAAGATTAGCAAACAGATTTTCAAACTGGTGGAGAGGAGAACCGCAGGACAGCGGGGGCGTTGTGTCATTGAACTCACCGTCATTTCTTGAGCGGATGGGTTTGAGACGCAAAGGGAAACCAACGTCAGAGGTGACGTATTTCACATGTCTCAAGATGCTATCGGAGACACTTGCGAAAATGCCTATCAAATACTATCAGAAAACGGACAAGGGAATCATCGAGGCAGAACCGACAGAGACGTCGAAATTGCTGACAAAGAGACCAAATCCGTTCATGACACCGACAACATTTTGGAACACGGTTGAAATCAACCGCAATCACTACGGCAATGCATACGTCTATATGCGAAAGAAATTCATCCGTAAAAAGTACGGAGGAGAGTTCAAAATCATTGACTTGTGGGTGATGCAGTCAAATTGTGTTCAGATTGTTGTCGATGATGCGGGAATATTCGCAGGAGTTGGGCGTTTGTGGTATGTCTACACAGACCCGACGTCCGGCAGACAATACGTTTTCAGCACAGACGAGGTGATGCATTTCAAAACATCATTCAGTTTTGACGGAATCACAGGTCTCCCAGTGCAGCAGATTTTGAGAGAGACGGTTGCGGGAGCATATCAGTCGCAGGAATACATGAACAAATTGTATGAAAGCGGTCTGACAGCAAAGGCAACTCTTGAATACACCGGAGAACTTGACCAAAAAGCGAAAGAAAACCTCGTGAAAGCATTTGAGGAGTTCGGCAGCGGGGCAAGAAATACCGGACGAATCCTGCCCGTTCCGTTAGGAATGAAACTCACTCCGTTAGACATTAAGTTGTCAGATTCACAGTTCTTTGAATTGAAAAAGTACAATGCGTTGCAGATTGCAGCAGCGTTCGGCGTGAAACCGAATCAAATCAACGACTATGAAAAATCGTCGTATAGCAACAGCGAAATGCAGCAGTTGTCGTTCTATGTAGACACAGAACTTTTCATCATCAAACACTATGAGGAGGAAATCTGCTACAAGATACAGCCGGAGGAGGAACAGGACGCAGGATTTTACTATAAATTCAACGAAAAAGTTCTTTTCCGAACTGATTCAAAAACGCAAATGGAATATCTCAAGAATGGTGTGCAGGGAACAATCATCAAACCAAATGAGGCAAGACGAAAACTTGACATGGAAGATGCAGAGGGAGGCGATGAACTGTATGCAAACGGTAACATCGTTCCTCTAACAATGGCAGGTGCAGCATACACCAAGAATCCGGAGCAACCGGAAGAAACTCCGGAGGAGGAAACAACCGAACCGGAGGAAACCACACCGGACGAAACCAACAAGGCAGAGGACGAGGATGAACAGGGAGGAGGTGAATGATAGTGGCAAAGAAAAGACGTTTTGATTTCACAAAGAAGAATAAACGCACCGGAAAGATTGAGAATGTCGGATATTTGGATTTGACTGCGAATGAGGAACAGAGCAGATGTTCCTTGTACTTTTACGGCGACATCGTATCGGCAACATGGGAATCCATGTGGTACGAGGAGGACAAATGCCCGCAGGACATAGCAGATTTTCTCAACCAGTTGGATGGCTATGAGGATATTGACATCTATTTCAATTCGGGCGGTGGCGATGTATTCGCAGGACTGGCAATTCACAATCAGTTGAAACGCTACTCCGGACACAAAGTCGGCTATGTCGACGGAATGGCTGCATCAATCGCATCCGTCATCATGTTCGCATGTGACGAATTGCACTTTGCAACAGGTGCTCAAGCGATGATTCACAAACCGTTGTGCATTGCTTACGGAAACGCAGACGATTTCAAGGATGTTATAAAACAGTTGAATCTCTGCGAGGATTCGATTCTCGACATTTACATGGAACACACAAAAGAGGGTGTCACAAGAGAAAAGATTCAATCAATGATGGCAGCGGAAACATGGTTCAATGGCGAAAAACTGGCACAGTATTTCGACATTGAGATTGAGGAACGTGCAGCAGTCGCAGCATGTGCATCCGATTTCTTTGAAAAATACAACCATATTCCGGAGACGCTCAAGGGCGTTGACACAAAGAACATTGTCGATGCGGTGATTGCAGAACTTGCAAAACGCAATGAGGCAGCAGCAGAGGCAGAGAAACAGAGAATTGAGGCAGAAAAGCGTGAGATTCTCGATGATTTATACCTTTACGGTATGCAGTAAAAAGAAAATGGAGGACAAAAAGTCATGAACAAAGAAATGCAGAAATTACTCAAGCAGATTAACGACAAGAAAAACGAGGTCAAGAGCCTCGTGAACGATGGAAAACTCGACAAGGCAAGAGCAGCAAAAGAAGAACTGAAAGCATTGCAGGACAAGTTTGATTTGCTCTTTGATTTGGACGAGGATGAACGTGACGGCATCGAGGACGCCGTGAACGCAGGAAAGGCAAAGCAGGTCGGCGGTGCTGCAAAGGCAGACAAAAAGGCGATTGTGAAGTCTTTCGTCAATATCATCAAGGCGGGATTCTTACACAGAGAAGTGGACGAGGCAGACATGACCGTCTACAAGAACGCACTGACATCCGATACAACCGCAGGAGACGACGGAGAAATGGGAATCGGCGTCACTATTCCGGAGGACATCAGAACCGAAATCATCGAGTTGCGTCGTTCTGACGACAACCTCGAACAGTATGTCAATGTTGAGGGCGTAACCACAAAGACAGGTACAAGAAATATTG